GCTCTGGCATGGCGTGGAACTGGCCTACGCCAAAATGCTATGGGCGCAGCGGATCATGTTTGTTCAGGGCAAAAATGACACGACACGCGAGCTGAAACGAGTAAAGGAAGGCGGCAAGCTGAGTGAGCGTGAATGGGAGCTGCAATTCGCCTGGGATAAAGAAGCGGCCCAGCTGAAGGCGTTCGCGCTCATCAACCGGGAGCTCCGATCGGCGATCCGCCAGTTCCTCGCGATGGCGCCCGAGGACGACGAAAGGCGGGCGAAGATCGAGCTGATGCGGGCGCAGGCCGAAAAGATTCGGTCCGGTCTCGAGAAGCCCGAAGCTGGCGACGCCATGAAGCAAATCACCGCGCTGGCCGACCTCATCAACAACCCGGCGCCGGATCGGGTGATGAACGATGTCTAGTCTGATCCCATATGCACCGCTGACGGCGAAGCAGGCGGAATATATCCAGCGCAGTCTCGACAGCTGGTTGAATGTGGCCGAAGGTGGAAAGCGCGCGGGGAAAAACATCATCAACCTGATCGCGTTTGCCATGTGTTTGGAAGTTCATCCGGACAAGTTGCACCTGGTGGCGGGCGTCACGTTGGCCGCCGCGAAGATCAACGTGATTGACTCGAACGGCTTTGGTCTACAGTATCTGTTCGCCGGCCGGTGCCGGGAGGGAGAATACAAGGACCGGGACGCGCTGTTCATCCAGACGAAGACCGGTGAGAAGATCGTCATTGTCGCTGGTGGAGCGAAAGCCAACGACGCCGCCAAAATCAAAGGCAACAGCTATGGCATGGTGTACGTCACCGAGGCGAATGAGTGCCATCAGACGTTTATTCAGGAGGTGTTCGACCGGACGCTGGCAAGCTCGGACCGAAAAATCTTTTTCGACCTGAACCCGAAACCTCCGGCGCATTGGTTCTATCGCGACATCTTGGACCATCAGGAAGAGCTGGCCCGTCGCGGCGAGAATCCGGGATACAATTACGTGCATCTTACGATCTTCGACAACCTGAGCATCCCGAATGATCGGCTGCGCGAGGTGTTGCGCACGTACGACAAGGCGTCGCTTTGGTATCAAGCGGACATTCTGGGGAAGCGCACTGCGGCCACGGGACGGATTTACACCGGATATTCGTACAAGGACGTCGTCATAACGCCGGCCGCCATCAAGGGCGCGAACTTCATCCAGTTCAGCATCGGCATTGACATCGGCGGGACGGCGGCCACGGTGGCGACGCTGGTCGGATTCACGGTTGGTTATCGGGACGTCATCCTGCTGGACGGCTATTACCACAAGCAGGGCGGCAACAGCGGATATACACACGACCGGTACGCGCGCGAGATCGTCGATAAGATCGCAGAGTGGTCTCAGACCTACCCTGCTTTTTTTGCGAGTGCTCACATCTTTGCGGAAGAAGCGGACAAGCTGTTCCGCCAGGCGCTCGTCAATGAACTGCGCCGCCGTGGGTTCCATATCCCGGTAACGCCCAGCTACAAAAAAGACGGCATCGTCGACCGGATCCGGCTGACGAACATCCTCATTAACCAGGGCCGGTACAAGGTGATGCACCACCTGAGACCGTGGATCGAGGCGTTGGAAAATGCGGTTTGGGACGAGGAAGAACGCGCTGAAGGCGAATGGGTACGCGTGGATGATGGCAGCTACCCGGTGGACTGTCTGGACAGCAGCGAATACGCCGTGCAGCCGTTCAAGCGCAGATTGGAGGTGTGAGGTTGAGTATTTGGACTGCCATAGGAAACGGGGTGAGAAATGCAGTGGCGAAACTGCTTCGCATACAGCCGGCGCCGGTGCAAACGTCGATCATCATCCAGGAGCCGCTCAGCTTCGAAGCGAATGTGTTGCGGAACCGGCTCTGGTACCGGGGCGATCCGAGCGAGCTGGATCAGTTCTACAAGCAACTTGCCAGCGCGACCAGCGACAGCGTGGCTGCGTCTCGGTTTTGGGCGGCGGTGCCGAGTGCGGACCTGCAAATCCGGAAGATCCACAGCGGTCTCCCGGCGATGATCGTCGACCGGATCACGGATATCGTGACGGCTGACTTTGATGGCATCGAACTGGAGACTGAAGACCAGCAAAAGCGATGGGACGAGATCAGCGAGGACAACAAGTTCCCGGAATTGCTGGGCGAAAGCATTGCAGAAACACTCGTGGTCGGCGACGGCGCGTTCAAGCTCGTAGTGGATCCGGATGTTTCGCCGTTGCCGATCATCGAATTTTATTCCGGTGAACAGGTCGAATACCGCCGGGTACGCGGCCGTCTGCAGGAAATCGTGTTCCTGTCGGAGTACACGTTCCGCGACAAAACCTACCGGCTGGAAGAGACATACGGTCGCGGCTACATCCGAACGCGGCTCATCGGAGAGGACGGCAAGGAAGTGCCGCTCGGGACGGTGCCGGAGACTTCGAAGCTGGTGCCCGAGGTGACGTACGCCGGCGGCTTCATGATGGCCGTGCCGATCAGGTTTTTCAAGTCGCCGAAGTGGCCCGGCCGGGGGAAGTCGATCTTCGAGACGAAGTCCGACAGCTTCGACGCGCTGGACGAGGTCATCAGCCAGTGGATTGATGCGATCCGCGCCGGTCGCGTCCAGAAATACATCCCGGAGGACCTGATTCCGCGCGATCCGAGAACTGGCGCGACGCTGAGACCGAATCCCTTCGACAACCAATTCATCAAGATCGGCACGCCGATGAGCGAAGACGCAAAAGGCCAGATCGATGTTGTGCAGCCGCAGATCCTCTATGAGGCGTTCGTGGAGAGCTACGCGAACACGCTGGACATGTGCCTGCAGGGGATCATCAGCCCAGCGACGCTCGGCATCGATCTGAAGAAGACCGACAATGCCGAGGCCCAGCGTGAGAAGGAGAAAACAACGCTCTACACGCGGAGCAAGATCATTGATGCGCTGAATGAAGTTATTCCGCGTCTGGTGGACGTGGCGCTGAAAGTCCAGGATACGATGGAGCGACGCGCGCCTGGGGAATATGCGGCCAGTGTCAAGTTTGGCGAGTACGCCAGCCCGGATTTCGGGACGGTCGTGGAGACGGTCGGGAAGGCTCGATCGCTCGGCATCATGTCCATCGAACAGGCCATTGAGGAACTCTATGGCGACAGCTGGACCGACGAAGAAAAAGCGGCGGAAGTCGCGCGTTTGAAAGCTGAGAATGGCATTCCGCTGCTGGAAGAACCGTCGGTCAACATGGACGTCCGACAGCCCGGTGAGACGCCGCCCGAAGGTGACGAATGATGGCGCGGCGAGATCCATACGACATCCAGCAGATTTTCGAAGACATGGCGCTGGCGCTGATCACGTCGATGAAACGAAACTTCCAGCGGCACATTCGGGAAGAGATGAAGGAGGGCTTCCGGTGGGACCGGTGGCAGTTCGTTCTCCTCCGCAATCTGAACCGATTTCGTGGCCAGAACAGCCGGATCATCCAGAGTGCTTTCCGCGAGGCCGAACGACTGACGGAAAGCGTGCTCCGCGAGAGTTTCGAGATTGGTCAGCGCGCAGCCGAACAACAGATCCGGCAGGTCATGGTCGGGGACAGGATCGCAGCGGCCGAAGTGTCCGGAAAAGTCCAGATCCCGATTGACGAGAAACCGCCACCCGTTCCGAAGGGTCAGAAACGTCCGAAAATCCCGTACAGCCAACTGCCACGAGCGGCGCCGGAAACACAGTTTTTCGGTCTGAACGAGCGAAAACTTGCGGCTTTGCAGCAGTCCGTTGTGTCCGATCTTATGCAGGCTGAATACGGCGTCCTGCGCAAGATGGACGACGTGTACCGACAGATCGTCTACCGTGCCCAGGTGAACATGACGGCCGGCGCGAAGACGCTGGAACAGGCCGTCGATATGGCGACGAAGGAATTTCTGGAGCGTGGCATTGACAGCGTCACGTACAAGGATGGACGCAAGGTTAATATCTCATCCTGGGCCGAAATGGCGCTGCGGACTGCGAGTCAGAGGGCGACATTTTTGGGTGAGGGGAAGAAGCGTGACGAGTGGGGCGTGTATACGGTCCTGATGAGTGCGCACGACAACTGCTCGCCGTGGTGCCTGCCGTATCAAGGCCGCGTGTTGATTGACGACGTGTACACTTCGATCGGCCCGGAGCAAGCCGAGCAGCTGGCGAAAGAACACAACGCGCCTCGGCTGTCTGATGCGATGCGCGAAGGCGCGTTTCATCCAAACTGCCGGCACACGCTGTCCACCTTCTTCCCTGGCATCACTCGACTACCAGAGCCGGTTGATGACGCGAAGGCTGAACGCATGTACCGTGCGGAACAGCATCAACGATACATCGAGCGAAACATCCGAAAATACAAGCGTCTGGTAGATGGATCGCTGGATGAGCAAAATGTCCAGCGATACAAGCGGAAGCTTATGGAGTGGGAAGCTCGCATGGAAGAGCTTTTGGAGGCGTATCCGCAATTGAGGCGCAACCGGGCGCGGGAAGTGGAGCGCACGATGGTGGTGTAAAAGAGCATGGCGCTGTTTGCACAGCGCCTTTTTCATGCCGTCCTGTCACATGACGTTAAACTGGGCGTACCCTCGGCCGGGGTATATCGGCCGACTCCCGCAGCCGGAGAGCGGCTATAAAAATCTATGGAGGTTGGATGAACATGGAATGGCTCAAAGAATTGCTCAAAAAAGCCGGGGTCGATGAATCCAAGATCGACGGCCTGGTTTCCGACGTGAATAAGGAGTTGCCAAAGCACTTTGTCGCCAAGCAGCAATACAACGAAGTGGCCGAGGCCAAGAAGAAGTTGGAGACCGACATCGCCGAGCGCGATAAGCAGATCGCCGATCTCGGCAAAGCGGCCGGCGCCAGCGAAGAGCTGAAGAAGCAAATCGAGCAGCTGCAGGCGGCGAACAAGGAAGCGCAGCAGAAGTACGAGGCCGACCTGAAGGAACTGAAGCTGTCCACCGCCATCAAGGCGGCGATCGCCGGCAAGGTCCACGACGAGGACCTGGTTGCCGGCCTTTTTGATCGCAGCAAATTGGTGCTGGACGGCGACAAGGTGGTCGGACTTGAGGAGCAACTCAAGACGCTGCAGGAGAGCAAAGCGTTCCTGTTCAAGCAGGACAACTCTCAGCAGCCAGGCTTCCAGATCGGCGGAGGCGGCCAACCGCCGACGAACATCAATCAAGACCAGCTGGCCGCCATCTTTGGAAACACACAACAAAAATGATCGGGGAGTGATCAAGCAATGGCGTATAACTACGTCACCGCGTTTGAAACGCAACTCCAGCAAAAGTATGCGCGCGAGCTGACGAGCTCCGCGATGACGACGGATCGTGTCCGGTTCGTGGGGGCGAAGGAAATCAAGATCCCACGCCTGGATCTGGCCGGCTACAAGGACCACAGCCGCGCTGGTGGATGGAACCGGCAGTCCATCAGCAACGACTTCGAGACGAAGGTCCTGCAGCACGACCGCGACGTGGAATTCTTCGTCGACGCGATGGACGTGGACGAAACGAACCAAATTCTCTCCGCGGCCAACATCACGAATGTGTTCGTCCAAGAGAAGGCAATTCCGGAGCTGGACTGCTATCGGTACAGCAAGCTGCTCTCGGAAATGCAGTCCTTCGGCGGCACGCCGGATACGACGGCACTGGACGTCAACAACGTCCTGCAAG